CTATACATTTGTTCATTGTATTATTCATTTGCCTTTCACTTGTTTATGTGTTATATTATGCGTTCTTTCTCTCGTATGGCCATTGCTATGGCCTCCATTAGTATATCTATCGTCAAAGCGAGCGGAGCGGTCGGAAATCTCGGAGATTCTCTGTATATTATGAGAGTATACCATCGTTATCTCCTTTGCTTGCCTCTGTTATTAACATGTCGTCTAAATCGTATTGTAATATGTTGGTTGCCTCTGCGTTTTCTCTACCTGTAAATGTATCTATACTCTCCTCTGGATATGCGACCCTTACTGCGTCCTTCATGGTATTAATGGCCATTGTGTGCATATCTTTAGCCGTGTCTATTTTATGTCGTATGGACTTAACCAGGTAGCGTCCAGACATGTACGGATCATTATCTAGAGGGTTGTCTACACCGGCAGGTTCGTATGCCGGAATCTCTAGTGCAACTACATCACCAACGGACAATCCAGTAAAACCTCTTGCTGTTAATGATACCTGGCCAGCAGCGAAAGCCATTCTTTGTGCAAGTCTTTTGGCCATGTTCGTGCCTTTTGGTTCATCTTCAAAACTGTCGTGTGTATTGGTCGTTGTTGATTGTAGATATAATGCTGTATCTGCGAAATCACTAAATTGTTTACCATGATAATTAATTAATGGTGCAATTGACTTGTTATCTGTTTTACCACCACTGCCATCATGTTCAGTATGAAACGTGGTCTCAAACTCTAGGTTATAATCATAATCAAAATTAGTGTATGTCTTGTTAAACATATCATGGCTGATCGTCCTGCTAGCATAGACGCCATTTCTTAAATTCTTTATTGTGTCAAACTGGTTATCTATTGTAAAACCATCAACTGTTTGCATTTCTTGTATAATATTGGTAATACCTGTACCACCTTTAATTGATCTAGGTTTCTTTTCAAATCTTGCGACCACTGGTCTAGCAGCGCCATCTGTAATCGCCAACATATTTTCTAAACTTCTAAATCTAAAACCTGTACTGTCTTCATAGAAATACATACCACTATTATTGTATCTTGCTGACTCAGCAGACTTGGATAATCCTTCTATGAAATCAAATGGTCTTTCACCTACTGGCACGTATTTACGTATGCCTTTTGTTTCTTCTAATATTAATGTCTTGTTTGATTCTAAATCAGTTCTAACAATATCCAAGACCATATCATCTATGGTGCCTGACATTGTTCTATAAATTTTCTTTGTTTCGTTTGTTAATATCTCTTTAGAAGCAAAGTGTAATACGTACATCTGCGTTCTTGGTGTTGCCTCTTGTCTACCTGATATTTTGTATATGTACATCGGGTGACCTGTTGTAGACGTGAAATCAAAACCTTTTGCAATACCTGGTGTATTCAGTTTAAATTCTATACGTTCAAAGCCTGTAAGTGGTAAGTGATTGGTAAGATTTTGACCGTCAAGTAGTACAACATTACCTGATAGACCTTTTGAAAATATATCTTCGTAAATGTTTATCTCAAGCACTAGTGATCGTACACTTACTTTCTTTGGCTCACTGCCACCATCGGAAGATTGATAAGATATTAGTTGTATGTCTGATAAGGCAAACTGGCCTGCTTTTGTTAATGTATCAGCATTTATTTGATTGTACATAATTATTCATTCATCAATTTGTCAAATTCTTCTAACAATACAGGCAAGAAACCTGGATTAAGAAGTTTAATTTTTCTTTTTGCGTCTTGTATTCTTTCTTCATATTGTCTATTAGAAACTGATACAGCACCTGGCTCTGTACTGTTTACTTCTATCAAGTGTGAGTAATCATTTGACGTTGTTTTACCACTTGATTGTGCCTTTTCATAATGGTGTGTTGCGTCTGGATTGGCATACTTTTCTGTTATAAAAGTTTCAAATGCTCTGAAATCTAATGGCCAATCGTAAAAACCATCTTGACCTTTGTTTGTCATTAATATTACCCAATGATATTGTGGATCACCAAAATGTTTCATTGCTGTATCTTCAGGTCTCTCGCCATTAGGTACATCGTATTCTTGGTATAAACTTGCCTCGTCAAGTATTTTCTCTTTTATCTTGACTCGTCTGAATAAATCTGTTACTTGTTTAGTTGTGATCTTATCGTTACTGTAGTTCATTAATGGAAATATTTCAAAATACATATTAGAATCCCTCTGCTACTGTTTCTTTTGTCATAATTTCTGTTTCACCAAATGTTAAATCCATTTTAATAATAGTTGGTGGTGCGCCTTTTTCATCTGCGATTAATGATGATACAACACCCTCTGGTGCGTAATCTATATTACATTCTTTTAATACACAACGACTTATTCTTGGTAAGTATGCGTTCTCACTGTCTCTGTACATGTATGTAATCTGAAACTCTGACGGTGTGTTAAAATAACCTGCTTTTATAGCAGCACTTTGGTGTTCAGGCAACATATGAAATCTGAACAGTTGTAAAATTTTGTGTACTTGGTCTTTTTCTTGTTCATCTTTTGGTGCAAATATAAATGGAAAACTAAATGATCTAAATGGCACTGACTGGAATATTGTTTCTAGATTAGGGTTCTTTGCCTGACCTAATGACTTATCAAATAATTGTCTACTATTTTCAAAACCTGGTATTATACTAGCAGCTGCAAAAGCTCCTGACTTCAACAACTCTCTACCAACACCACCAATACCCTCACCGGCAGCCTGAATTTTGTTTAAGAAACCTGAATCGTTCATTACACCACCAATCATGGCAGCCACATCACCTGCAAGACCTGTTTGTGTGTCTTCATAACTGGCACTGTAATTAAATTTCATTGCCTCTGCTGGTGTATATAATATAATACTGTCTGAAATATAATTGTGCGTATCACCAAGTTTTGACATAGCACCTGAAGAAGTTGATCTTAATCTTTTTGCTGATGTAACACCATTTCTTTTTATATTAGCAACTCTTGATTTACCAGGTACTGCTCCTGAAGCATTTGTCAAAGCACCGTTCTTAAATGTTTGTTGTTTAAATTTAGATGACTTGTGAGATACTACATCAAATATAATATAGTGACCAGCACCTAAATTACCTGCCTCTTGTGGATAATATACTGTACCATAACTGTATGGATTGTTCATAGACTCCATGTGTGACATAGGTCCTGTTGTACCTATCTCTAACGGAGATTTATTTAATAATTTAGCAGCCACTTTGGTTGTTTGACCAGATGAGGCAAAACTTAATTTATTGGCTATTGATGAACCAATCATTGTTCCTACTTTGCCCTTGATAATGTTTGCTACTTTAGATGTCCATGCCATATTTAATTCCTTTATATATACTTGTATATTTATAACGGTTATGAAGAAATCTTTTAAGGGAATATATAAACCAATCAACCCCAGCAAGTATGTTGGTGATCCAAATAACATTATATACCGTTCACTATTAGAAAGACGTATGATGGTGTATTTGGATAAAAGTGATAATATAGACCATTGGGCAAGTGAGGAGTTACCAATTAGATATTATAGTCCTATTGACAACAAATGGCACAGATATTTTCCAGACTTCATTGTAAAGACCAAAACAGGCAGTAAGTTAGTAATAGAAATTAAACCATCACGTCAATGTGTGCCACCTAAAAAACCAACTAGCAGAAAGACCAAGTCTTACATGCGTGAGTCATTAGAATATATACGAAATAAAGCTAAATGGCAAGCCGCTACCAAATACTGTAAAGATCAAGGTGCTGAATTTAAAATTATAACTGAAAAAGATTTATCTTAATTACATATTAGACCATCTAGCTCTAGATGTATTTGTAATCGTCTCGTCTGGATTATTATTGGTAAAACCTGAAGTCACTGAACCACTATTATTTGTCTGTACACTTGTTGGTGCATTATTAATTACTACAGTGCCTTTACTTATTTGATCGTTAGCTTCTTTTGTTAACTTCTCAAATTCTTTAACGGCGTCATTCTGTGTTGTTGTACTATTAAATATTTTCTCATTAGTTACTTTTTTAGAAACATTATCATTAGCACCCTTAATAACATTTTTATTATCTACAACTTTGTCTACAGTAGGGAAACTATCATAGTGACTATCTACGTCAACCATAGATGTGCCTCTATTTTTATTCTCTATTTTTCTTTCTTCTTTTTCTTCAGGTGTTTCTTTTGATAGACCTAATAGTTTGCCAAGTTTTGAATTTCTAAAATAATCTATTATACCAACAAAGAAGTCTTTGATCTTATTAATCTTAGCTGCTACAAATGTTATAGCACCGATGACCAATGCAAATTTAGCAACTAATACTAGTCTAGCCAATGTAAAGAAACCACTAATTGCTTTTAGACCTTTAGTGATACCCTTAAATGCTTTAAGAAATAAACCACCTGAAAAGAAGTTAACTAGTTCAAGAGTGCCTTTACCCATATCTTTCATCATACCAAAAGATTCACCAACTGCTCTAAATGGTTCTAAAAAACCATCTTTCATCATTTCTAACATCGCTGGTAGACCTTTTTCACTTCTACCTGTGTCAACTGTATTTGTAGATATTTCTGTTTGTTTTTGATCTTGAAGTGCTTTTAGTTCTTCTAACTTAACAGAATTTTCTTGTATATTTTTCTTTGTCGTTGCCTGATCTTCATCTTTACCAAACATACGTGTTTGTAGTTTGTGAGCGTCTCTCTTTAATTGCAATTCAAGTTTTGTTATTTTTAGTTCTCTTAATTTTATGGCCTTTTCTTCTTGTTTTATTTCATGTTTAGATAATATCTTAACTTCTTTTGTTGTAGCATTAACACGTGCAACAATACCTTGTTCTCTTAATCTCTGTACTGCTGCTTCTGATTTAACGGCCTTTTCTTCTCTGTCTTGTAATAGTTTAGCCAAGTCTTGATTGTATTCTCTTAAATCTAAACCTAATGATTGTACCATAGATTCTAGTTTTTTTATAACTCTACCAAAACTATTAATAGGACCTTTCTCTAAATCCAATGTCAACTGATCAATCATTTTAGGTATATTTGGTACAATGGCCTTCGTAGCACCTTGTATTGACATGGATGCTTTTTCCATTATTGCCTTGCCTAACTTATCAATCGCTGATATAGTTTGATCGTTTGCTGTTGTATCTAAACTTGGTAACATATAATATTATTTATCCTTGCCGCCTCTTGTTCCTGTATATAAACCAAACCAAGCAGCGCCAGCACCAACAACGATACTGATTAAACCACTTTGTTCCATACTAGGTTGTGCTAAGTTCATATACCATATTACACATTTGTATAATAATATAATGTAAACTGTTAAGAATAGTCTTGGAAATATTCTCCATGCGTCTATAGCTCTCGCCATGTGTATTAGTTTAGCATATGGGTTGATACCTAGGTCTTTGATAGACGTATCTACTTCTAGGTCAACTGTTATTTTTTGTTTAGGTTCTGCAACCTTAACATCATTTTGTTTGTTCTCTTTGTCTACGTTCATTTTCTTCCTTTATATAATTAATTAACATTGTAACATAGATATCTCGTTCCCACGGAATCATCTGTTCAATTTCTGTTATACCATATTTATGGTGTTGCATTAACGCAAAATTAATTTCAAAATACGCCTCTAGGCTACTATGGGTGAGGCCAATCCGAAAAAATCTTGTAATCCGCTAAATGTAACTGTACTCTTAACACCTGTCTTTGGATTTGTGACTTCTTGCTCATGTCTCAATCTAGGCATAGTGTCAAAAAACTTTTTAATCTTATCAAAGGCACCTTGTGGTAACTTCTCTAAAAAATCTTTTAATTCTTCTCTTGTACTATCTACTCCAGGATACACTTTCTCTCCTTCAAAGATTTCGTGTATACAACCGACCATCATATCAAATGCTGTGTCATAGTCTGCTGACTGTAATTGTGTATTAGTCATCATGTTCATTGTAGGATATTTGAGAACAACACCCAATTGCCTTTGTTCATCAATTACTACTTTGTTCGTATGTTCATCATCAACTTGCACCTCAACTTTTGATAAGTCTATCTCAATATCAGTGTATGTTTTTTTGTCGTCTGGACAAATAACTTTAAATTTAGATATTTCACCAACTGATTTTGCTCTTATTTGTAAGAACATGTATTCTATATCAAATGTTGGTAAATCTTCTATCTTTAGTTTGTTAAATGTACATGCGTCTAAAATTGTTTTAGTCGCCATGTTTATCTCTTTTTCTTCACCTGACTCAAGAGCTATTAACATCAATTTTTCTTCTTTAACAAGGAAAGGTCTGTATTTTACTATCTCGTCTTGGGAAGGAAGTGTCAACTCATAAGTTGGTGTTTCTATTATCGGTAATGCCATAATATTATCTCCTTGTTATTATATATTTATAGGTGGTAGTTTGAACGGTGGGAACGCTCTACCACCGGTAATTTTACCTAGTGGTACTCTACGTCTCAATTTGTTCAACACGTCTCTACCTGCTCGTCTCAATTCTGGTGGTAGTTTACCTAGTAAACCACCTAATAAACCTGAATCTTGTTTCACTGATGGTTTTCCAAATTTAGATTGGCCAAGTTCTATGTTGCCTTGATTATCTAAAAAGAAATTAATCCAATACATAAATTTAAATGTAACTGAAAATGTCTGTACTGTATTTTCATCATGCGAATATTCTACTTTACTAATTGATGTTGGTAAACAATCAAATAGTTGTACACCATAAGTTATCTCGTCTCTCTCTTGTGCTGACTCAAATGAACCTAATTGATATATTCTCATATCTGTTACATAGTTCTTATAATAATTCATGTTGAAAGATTTAGTACTAAAAGCGGCGCCTTGCCACATTTCAAAGTATGATCTTTCTCTCATAAATTTGTCTGCATAGAAAGTTGCTGTGATTTCTTGTGATTTAAAATCGTATGCAATATGTCTAACTGGTGTGTTACCATGTCTAACTTCTTTAGTAACAATTTCTCTATCAGGCATTTCAATAGCACTACAAAATGCTTGTACACGTTTACCATTTGCTATATGTACCTGATTTAATTTTGATTGTGTGTAAAATGAATCATAAGTTTCATCTGTCATTGATGAAGACACTGAGCCTGGAGTACCATCTGGTCCACCACCTAGTGATTTAGGTAACATAAACTCAACATAAAATCTTGCCTTACGAGCAAAACCCTCTGCCTCATTTACCATTGCCTGTACTCTACCCATTGTAGATTCAGGATTACCACCTTGTGTACGTTTTAATCTTGGATCACCTGTTACGTTGTCTAGTGACCTGTCTCGTGGTATACCAATTCTGATATCAAAACCACCAATTCTTTTTCCGCCTCTTAATATTGCCATTAATATGGTCTCCCTTTTTGAAATTGTGCAACTGGTAAATAAACTGCTAAAGCAGCCTCATCATAATCAACTCTTAAATATCTACTTCTAGTGTGTGCCCACAAATACTTTTTAATAGCATTTTTTGTTAATGGTAGTTTTTTAACTCTATTATAACTTACATCAAATCTATTAGTCTCATTTACTTTGTTACCTTGTACGGCAAATCTCTGCAATTGTGTCAATAGAGTAAATCTTTGGTTTGGCGACAGATAATGAAAATTAATACCTGCAAAACCACCTTTGATTGGCTCTAACGGCAACACTAAAGGAAAAGTGTCGTAATATGGTAATGTCTGCTTATATTTAGGGTCATATACAAACATGTTTAATCTACCAACACTTGGTCTACCAATAAGTTTACCTTGTCTCATTAGTTTATTTGCTGTTATTCTGTCTGCTATAGAACCTACTGCTTTTCTGTACCATGACGCTGATTTAACAGCACCATCTGACTTATCAACCAGTGTATCTAATATGCTTATTGCCATACGGTATATTTATAACGAAAAAAGGGCTAGATATTGCTATCTAGCCCTTAAAGTATTGTCACTTTCTAA